TTTGGCATACTTTCTATTATACCAGGTTTTCTATAGTAAATAAAAATAGGGCAGACTTTATATCTGCCCTATCATTATTAACTTATATTACTTTACTACCTTTTTTGCAGGCTTTTTAGCAGCCTTCTTTTTAGCAGGCTTAATATTCTTCATAGCATCGTCTACATCTTTTGCAATGACATCAAACTTACCAAATGCTGGATCTTTTGGATTTGCTGCACGAAGAACAACTGGTACGAGAGCAGCCACCAAAGCAGCCCACATGTCTTTAGGATCTGTAATTCCTGCGGTATATAGTGCAACAATACCAGCAAGAACTGAACGTCCATAAGAGGCAGCCATAGCCTTTAGTTGTGCGTTATTCATTTAATCACCACCTTAATTTATTATACACCTAAGATTATTGCTTATCCTTGTTTTGTTCTACAAGAGGCAATAATTCTTTAACAATATTCATTAAGATTGGACCAGTTCTATAATCACCCAAATATGATGTATTTGTTTCTTTTCTACAATAGTCAATTACCTCATTTATTTTTGCCATTGTATTTTCTATGTAATCAAATGCCCAATCTCTTGAATCAGAAAGAAATTTTATAAAATCTTCATTTGAATTATCTTTAAACTTAGATGAGTTTTCTAGTTCTTCTTTCATTGCAGCCATCATAGATATTGCAATTTGGTTATCTAATAAACTTTGGTTTAATGCAGACTGCAATAAATAAACTCTATATCCCATATATATAATAAAAATTAAATTTGCTAAAAAAACATAATTATACCAAGGCATTTTTCTCCTCATGTGTTGGCCAATAATATTTGCATGGTTCTTTTTTATCTGGACAACATGGATTGTTGTATAAACTAGTTGTAGCGTATTGATATTTAGCATAATACATTGGATCTTTATTAAATAAATTAGCACGATGAGTAGTTACTATTCTCATAACTTTAGTCTCATCATTCCAAAATTCTGGTCGTTTATCTCCCCAAGTTTCCCAACACTGATCGTGTAGTTCTCTAAGGTTTTTTACATTATTTTCTGTTTTGATACCACGAAGATTAGCAATCTGCACCATAGCCTCAATATAAACCCAAAGGCCACGCTCAAAGCCTTTCCACATAAGAACAGCAGGATGATTTCTCCATGCACCACCTTTAGACTTGCCAGAAAGAATGTTAAGTATCTGATATCCTTCTAATATCTGCTTGTTAAGTCTTTTATTATCTAGACTTTGTGCACAAGCAATAGTACTTGTATATGGCAAAAATGTTTGCACTAAAACAACTCCTCATCATCTGTTTCTATATTAAATATATCAGATTGTAAGGCTTGTGTCAACTGTGCAAAGGCAACAACAATTAGCCCGACAAATGAAACAAACACACCTAGTACAGATAAACTAATCCATTTTTTCATTTTTCACCTTCATTCCAAGACATTTTTTACAAATAACATAACTATTACCAGTAAAAGGACATGATCCAGCATCAATAGAAAAATCATGTCCCTTAATCTTACAAATTATTTTTTTAATCATTTTACTGCATCTCTAACTAACATTACAACAGCACCATTATCTTCCAGCGCTTTTTTTACTTTCATCATATATTCAAGTGCTCTTCGTTTTTCAAACTCATCCAATCTCATAAACTGTTTTTCATTTGCTCTAACAGTTAAGAAATGTTCGTTATCTATAATATCAACTGCAAAACCTCTTGGCGGTGTAATTGATCTAAAAGCACGTTGCATATTGTCTGTATACATCACATTTCCAATGTTAAGTTTTCCCAAATCTCTGCCCAACGAGATTTAGTTTTATGATTATTAAACTCTCTAGATATATTTCCTTTATCTAAATATACTCCGCCCCAAACACCGTACTCTTTGTCTGAAACACCAACTGCAAAACATTGTCTAGCAACTGGGCATGCAAGACAAACGTTATCTATTCCATGTCTAATGTTTGGATTATCTTCATACTTATCAAAAAATAGATTAGTATCATAATCAAGGCAGGCAGCGCCTTCTTTCCATAGTTGTTTGTTCATAGTTATTCCACATGACTACTTTTAATATTCCATCCATTTTTACCTGGCTTATACACTGTTTTAATATGCCAAGCACTATTTACAAAAGCGCCATTTTGTTTGTAAATTGCGCTATTTGATTTTGATAAATGAACAACATCCCAACCGTCCCAAGAAAGATTAGAGTTGTTACTAACAATTTCTTCCATTTTATTAAGATCAGAAATAATCATTTTATTTTTTCCTAATGTGAGAATATACCGACTTCGATATTACTATCTTGTGCAAATGAAACCAGTTTAGAAATACGCTCTTTTGGTTTACTGAGATACGCATAATAGTTAATATCGTATATGTTTTCTACTACCCAATCTGGCGTTACCTTATAAAACTTTACCCTTTTACCCCTTGCTTTTAATCCTTTTTCAGAAATATTACAAAACTCTGAAACAAAAGAGTTAATATTTGATGGACCTAAAGAATAAACTATATACTCATCATCATTTTGTTGCATTGATGATAAGCCAATGCCCATAGCGCGAAGGAATACATTGTAGTCATTAAACTCATTTGTTCCCTGTACCACGATTTTCATTTTTTGCCCTGTTCTTTAGTTTGTCCAGTATAGCCATCATTTTGCCTACATCTTCATTTGACATGTTTTGTATATCAATTGGAGATGTTGTATTTCTATCTACTTTGCCATCTTCAACAACTGCTCTGTAAAATACATTTTCATGTACCCAGTAAGCATAGTCTTCGGTAACTAAAACATCTATAATATTTGAATTATAGTGTTTTAATGACTGAGTTTTTTTAATAACAGTATTGGCAATATACGAAGGTATAAATGGACCAATAATACTATTAATATGGCTTTGTCTATATTTAATTTTTTTACTTTCTTTTTTACTGCTTTCTTTTTACTTTCCATATTCAAAATCTAATATTTTACCTACAAGATCACTCCTGTGGTTGTGTTTAAGTTTAATGTATTGTATTTCAGGTATTTTCTTTGAAAGTCCTATTACGTAAGATAGACCATTATCTCCTGTTCCTCTAATGTCTGTTTGCTCAAGATCACCATTGATGATTATCTTACCGTTTTTCCCAAGCCTAGTAATAATAG